AACGAGATCAACGGCTATCCGGTGATTGTGTCCAACCAGCTGCAGAACAACGATGCGCTGTTCGGCGACTTCTCCATGATGATCATGGGCATGTGGTCCGGCTTGGATCTGACCGTGGATCCTTACGCTGGTGCTACTGCTGGCACTGTCCGCGTCATTGCTCTGCAAGACGTTGACTTCGCCGTCAAGCAGCCCGGCGCCTTCTGTTTCGGCACCTGATTGTGATGCGAGTTGAGATCAAGCGCAACGTCATGATCTCCGGGGAGCCTGCTGCGGCGGGCTCCTTTGTAGAACTTGAAGACGCTGCGGCAATGCTGCTGATCGGGATGGGCAAAGCGGTGTTCGCACCTGCAGCCGAGCCTGAGCCTGTGAAGCAGTCCGAGCCGGTGAAGGGACCGGCAGTTCAACCGATCAAGCCTGTGTCTCGTCGCGGGCGAACCAGTTCCTCTACTCCCAAAGACTGATGGCTATTCTTTCCACCGGTTTGGAGAAGCTTTCTCACTTTGCCCTGGCCCCTACCGCTGAGCGCACTTCTAACCTCGACGGCACCGCTGTTGACCTGAACGATTACGAAGGTGACGTTGTTGTCATCCTCGACGTTGAGGCAAGCGGTACTTCCACCTTGGATGTGAAACTGCAATCCAGCGACACCCAAGGCGGCAGCTACACTGATGTCACCAGCGTGTTCAACTTGGATGGCGCCGAGCAGGCTTCTGCTGCTGTGGCGTTTGCTCAGGTGAGCACCTCTGCTTCCAAGCAGTATCTGGTGTTCCCCAAGGGTTCCGCTAAGCGCTGGGTGAAGGCTGTGTCCACCACTGACACCTCAACCCACACCTATAGCATCAACGCTCTAGGCGCCAAGAAGTACGCCTGAGCCTGATCACGATATGCGCCTGGCTTCGGTCAGGCGCTTCTTCTTATGGCATTCGTCGAAGACCTGACTGTGTTTCTAGACAGCGACGAGTTTGCTGTTTCGGTGACCGCTGGTGCCGTGACCGGATTGGGGATCTTGGATATGCCATCAGAGATCATTGCTGATGGCGTGGTGCTTACGACGGATTACAAGTTGACGTGTGAGGCGTCGAAGTTTGGTGATCTTACGTATGGCGCTGGCGTCAATGTTGACGGTCATGCGTACACCGTTAGAAATGTTGCATTGATTGATGATGGAGCGTTTTGCGAGGTAATGCTGCAGAGGACCGCAACGCCAAACCAAGCCGCCAGTACGCCAGCTTTGCTGAATGGTGATGGCGCGACATCTGATGGCACTGTGATTATGGATGGTGGTGCGCCCGATACCACTTACATTGACGGTAATGTTCTTGATGCAGGGGCGCCATGACCACCTACACGCGTTTCAAGCTGCGCCACGGCACGGCTGCTGAATGGACTGCGGCCAATCCGACGATGCTGCAGGGTGAGATCGGGGTGGAGACCGACACCCGCCGCTACAAGATTGGCGACGGAGCGACCGCCTGGACGGGATTGAGTTATTACATCGACGGCGTGGCGATCCGTGGCCAGTGTTCAAAGGTCACTGAAGGTTCGATTGCTATTGCTACGCAAAACGCTTATGTGACGACCGGATTGACCGCGACGTTGGACGCAGGCACCGCTTACGGCATGGTGCTGGGCACCACTGATGCGTTCGGCCTGAAGAACGACAGCGGCGGCACCAAGCTGTTTCGGGTTTTCGGCAGCATCGATGCCACTAATGGTAATAACAGCACACTTGGCATCAAGCTAGCCAAGAACGGCACGGCGATCGACCAAACAGAATCCCGCGCTTTTACTGGCAGTGGCGCTGAAGAGGCCAAGCTTGTAACCAGTTGGATGGTGGAGCTGGATGATGGCGATGAGGTTTCGCTGCTGATTGCAAATCACAGTGGTACGTCCGACCTGTCGCTGAAGCGTGGGCGAATCGTTGCTGATGAGGTTCGCGCCTGATGGCCACCAAACGCGAACAGATCCTTGCTCAGATCGCTACGACACTGGCAAGTACCGCTGGTGTCAGCGGTCGGGTGTATCGATCGAGGGTGACGGCTGTGGCCAGGGCCGAAAGCCCGATGATAATCATCGAGCCGGTCACTGATACGGCGCAGCAGTTCACGTCTTTGCCGAAGCTCGACTGGACGATGCGCGTCAGGGTTGTTGTTGTGGTGCGCTCCGGCACACCCGACACCGATGCTGATGCGGTGATCGAGTCGATGCACTCAAGACTTATGGCGGACCTAACGCTTGGGGGCTATGCAATTGACGTACAGCCGGTGCTGACGACATTTGAGTTCCTTGATGCCGATCAGCCTGCTGGCGTTTTCGCGAATGAGTACGATGTTAAGTACAGGACAGCAGTTGCAGACTTGACCACAGAGTAAGATCTAAGCAGAGGCAAGGACTACCATGATTGATGAGTACAGCGGTCAAGGTGGGTCGTATTTTCTCGATCCAGAAACCGGTAAACGCACTCTGATCAAGCGCACACTTCCCGCCGACACCCCAGCAACCAATGGCACTTCTTCTACGGAAACGACTGATTCTGATCGAGACGGAATCGGTGTACGGAACGGATCCGACTCCAGACGGAGCGGACGCGGTTTTGGTGAGGGATCTGAACATCACTCCCCAGCAGAGTGATGTCGTCAGCCGCGACCTGATCCGCCCGTACTTGGGCGCATCGGAGCAGCTGCTCGCCAATACTCGCGTTGAATGCACCTTCAGTGTCGAGCTGGCTGGCTCTGGCACCGCTGGCACTGCACCTCAGTACGGCAAGGCTCTTTTGGCTTGCGGGCTGAGCGAAACTGTTTCTGCTGGCGTTAGCGTGACCTACGCACCGGTTTCCAGCAGCTTCGGCTCTGTGACCATCCACTACAACATCGATGGCGTGCGTCACAAGGTGACTGGCTGCCGTGGCACCTTCGTGATCAATGCGAACGTGGGCGAGATTCCGACGATCGACTTCACCTTCACCGGTATCTACAACGCACCTGATGATTCGGCGCTGCCGAGCGTGACCTACGCCAACCAGGCAACGCCGCTGGTGTTCAAGAATGGCAACACCGATACCTTCGAGTTGCTGTCTTATGCCGGATGCCTGCAATCGGTGACGTTCGACGTGGGCAACACGCTCGTGTATCGCGAGCTGATCGGTTGCACCAAAGAGGTGCTGATGACAGATCGTGCTGCCAACGGCACCGTGGTGCTTGAAGCGGTGACGATGGCGACGAAGGATTACTTCACTGCTGCCTTGACCGACGGCACGTTGGGCAACCTGACGTTCCAACATGGAACGACTGCTGGTAACATCGTTGATTTCGCTTCGACTCGGGTCGATATTGGCGATGTGTCTTACAGCGATCAGGATGGCATCGCGATGCTGAACATCCCTTACACCGCGATCCCGTCTACTGCTGGCAACGATGAGTTCAGCTTGGTTTACACCTGATTCAAGGCTAAGACTGGGAAAGGGGGGCCGCGTTGCGGTCCCTTTTTTAGTGCTGTATAGTTTGCAGGAGTCTAATTCTACTCATGGCTTTTATTCGCAAGAAGGTTAAGACCTTTAAGTGGCCTGTGACCATTGAAGAGCCTGCCGACGGCGGTGTGTTTGAAGAGTCTACGTTTGATGCTGTTTTCAAGCGTGTACCACGGTCTGAGTTTCAGAAGCTTGCCGACAAGGGCGACCTGGAGCTGCTCAAGGCTGTGTTGACTGGATGGGAGGGCATTGACGACGAGGACGGCAAGCCTGTGCCGTTTTCGCAGGCAACCATGAAGGAATTTTCCGATGATCCATATTGGATTCGTGGTGTGCTGAAGGCTTACACCGAAACCTTTGAGGGCGCCCGTCTGGGAAACTGAAAGGTGCCGTCGAGTATTGGTGTAAGGGCGGCAAGAAAGTAGAGGATAAGACTGGTGATGACGCTGCGGCATTCGGATTGAAGCCGCAGCGCAAGCAGGCTGTGTCGAGTGAGCAGCATTATGAGGTGTGGGAAGAAAACTGGAAATCATTGATGATGTTTTTGCGAATGCAAACGCAATGGAACGTCACGATGGGTGGCTACGTTGGCCTGAAGTACGAGGTGCTACTCGGTGCGGGCGGCTTGATGTCGCTGTATGATATAGAGAACCCACGCGAGCTGCTTGAGGACATCCAGGCAATGGAAGCAGCCGCGCTCGCAGAACTGAACAAAAAAGATGGCAAGTAAGACTGTTCAGCCTATTGCTATTAAGCTCGGCATTGAGGGCGGCGAAAAGCTTGCAGCCCTGAACAGGTCTTTTCGTGATTTATCAAAGCAGGTAAAATTATCTGATTCTGACATAAATCAAGCCACTAAAGATATTGTCAAATTTGCCACTGAAGCTGGCAATAGCGAGGCAACAATTAAGGGCCAGATTAAGGCTTTTGAGGGGCTCAGGGAACAGGCTGCGCTTGGTGGGAAGGCGTACATCCAACTTGGCAAAGATATTGAGTCCCTAAAAGTAGCGCTTAGAGGGTCAACCGATGAGATGGAGCAGCAGCGTGCTGCTTTCGTCAAAACTGGTAATGCTGCAAAATCAAGTGCATCTGATATTGCTGGAGTAATCTCTCAGCTTGAAAACCTCAGGAACAAAGCCAGGCCGGGATCTTCCGCTTTTGCGCAACTTGGTAAAGATATTGCGGCATTAAAGTCTCAACTTCAAGAAGTAAATGTAGAGGTTAAAAAATTTAATGCAGGCTTTGAAATTTCTCAAAGGCCAGCCATGAGCCTTGAAAAAATTCAAAGGCAGATTGGTAGGCTTGCCGAAGGCTTGAAGGGTCTTAATTTTATTAGCGATGAGTTTTTGAATACCCAAGAGCGCATTGCGTTGCTTGGACAGGTTCAGGGTAGAACAACTGCCAGGCAGCAGGTTCGCGCTCAAGCGCAAATGTATTCTAGTGCTGCATTTGCAAATTTTGTTGAAGGCCCGGCTGGCAAGCTAAGCCTGCCAAACACCACGGCAGCTTTGCAGCTTGAAGTTACTGAGCTTCAGCAAAAACTGGTCAATCTTGACAGGTCTTCTTCTGACTACACCGCAACAGCAATGCTGTTGGCTGATGCGCAGCGAAAATTGGCGCAGGATGTCATGGGACTCAGCAGTGCCTATGACAAGCTTGAGGCTGCAGAAGCAGGTGTTGCGCGTCGTGCTGGCAAGGTCGCTGGCATTCAGCAGTATTACGCAGGCGGCGCTGGTGCTCCAGGTGTAGCTGGATACAGAGATCCAGCTACCGGTGCGATCATTGCAAGAGGTGCTGGGAATGTCGCTGATCGTCGTGCATTTTTGGCGGCACAAAGGGAGGCTGGATTGTCTCAGTATTCGGCCCCGATTAGCCCCGAATTGCCGGAAATCATCCGAAAAGCCAACGAAGAAAGAAAGCAAGAGATCCGATCTAGGATCGAAAATCTCAGAAAAATAAACAAAGAGAATGAGGCGCTAAGAGAGCAAGCTGCGATTAATCGCTCAATCGCTCGTGGCAGGGCTAAGTCAATAGCGCAGGTTGCTGCAGAGCCTCCGGTTAGAGAGATTAGCGGCCTTTACAGGCAAATTGGCGATATTGGAATGTCAAAAATTACCGCAAGCATTGAGATGATGGGTCAGTCTTACTCAACAGTTGCAACTGATATTAAAAAAGCGACAGCGGCCTCTAACGGAAGTATCGCCAGTCTTAATAATCAACGCTCTGCTTGGTCTTCTCTCAGGGATCAACTGAATCCGGCTAGTAAGCAATTCAGAGATGTCACCAAAGAGCTGGAAAAGGTTGATCGCGCCTTGTCGAAGGCTCAGCGTCGCAGAGGGCTTTCCTCTATGCAGATGACTCAGGCTGCAGGTGCTGCCATTTCGGGTGGCATCTTTGGAGGCCCTGAGGGTTTCTTAGGTGGCGTTGCTGGCGGATTGCTTGGCGGTGTTGGTGGCGCATTCGCTGGCGCCGCTATTGGTGCTCAGGTTGGCGTCTTCAGGCAACAGCTTGGGCAAGTGGCCGACTATGTTGCGCAACTTAACCTTGCAAAAACGACACTTGCCGGTGTATCCGCTAATCAAGATGAATACAATCGATCTCTTGATTTTGCCAGGCAACTTAGCCGGGATTACTCTGTTCGGATTGGAGATGTCATAAAAGGGTATGCGTCTGTCAATGCTGCTGCCAAAGCGAACAATTTATCGCTGGAAGAAACTGAAGCCTTGTACAGAGGTATTATTACTTCCGGTGTCGCCTTTGGTAAGTCACAAGAAGATATTCAAGCCCTGATTGTTGCGACAACGCAGGTGCTGTCGAAAGGGAAGGTTAGCGCAGAAGAGCTTCAGGGGCAAATTGGTGAAAGATTGCCAGGCGCTGTTGCGAGGTTTGCTCAGGAAACAAACAGAAGCCTTCCTCAGCTTGCCGAAGACTTTAAGAAAGGCGAGGTCACGATTGCAGATTTCGTGACTTTTGCGAGAGGGCAGGGAGAAGAGTTTGATGCAATTGCAAGGAAAATTGCTGAAGGTCCAGAGAAGGCTCAAATAAGACTACAAATTGCTCTTGATCTTGCTGGCGAAAACTTTGGGGGATTTTTCCAGAAAGTTGGGGCTGGATTCCAAGATTACGCAAAAGGACTTGTAGATTTTCTAAACAACAACGAAAAAACTATAAAGAGAGTTCTTGTTGTTGCTGGCATTGGCTTTGGCGCTCTTGGTAAGTTAATATCCTCTTTTGCTAAATGGTTCGTAGGGGTATTCAATTCTGCGTTTACAAGAATTCTTGGAAGCCTTGATACCGTGCTTTCAAGAGTTGAAAATGCTATCAATCGAGCTAAGGCGGTCGAAAGCTTAACGCCCGAGACTTTGGCCGCTGCACGAACTCAGGCAAGGCTAGAAACAGAGAAAAAATTTGGCGTTCTTGGGCTGCCATTAATACTCGACCAAGAAGCTGCATCGAAATTTTACAATCAAAGATTTAATGAACTTATTGACGCCGCAACAAAAGCGGCTGGCGCAACTAATTTTACCGATAGAGTCAGGGACATAATGTTCCCAGAGTTCACCCCCACTGAGTTTGGCGCTGGTGGTGATGTGCCTCAACTGGGTGGTGACCAAACGTCTGGCGGAGGGACTGCCGATAAAGATGCAGAAAGGCAAGCGAATAAGATAGCCGCCGCAGAAGCTAAGGCAATAGAGCTTGGCGAGAAGCTTAGAAGGAAGCTTAGAGATGTAGCGTTTGAGTTCAAAGGTGTCGGCGCATCTGCGGAAGAGGCGATATATCTAAAAGCAAGCGAGGCTATCAATGCTGCTATTGATCAAGAGGGGGATCTCCTTAAGCAAATTGACGAATTATCAAAAGTTACCGGAAATCCGTACGAAAATTTGCGAAAATCTGCCACAGAATACGCTGGAGCGCTTGTGGTTATCGCGGAAAAGCAACGCGATCTTGCACTGGAAGAGCTATCTAACAAGCGCTTCTCTGAGATGCTGAAAGGTTACGGCTTCTCGGGCGATGTTGATGTGAGCGGCAAAGTTTTTGGCTCGATGACACCGCAGGAATTCCCTACTGGCGTTGATAGTATTTTGCAGCCGAATCAACTAAGGCAAAATATTGAAGAGTTTCGCGCAAGCTTGCAGCAACTTGTTGAGCCCGTGAATCAGATCACCAATGCCGCCACCGCAATCGGCGACGCATTCTCGCAATCGTTTGTTGATGCAATCAGTGGCTCGAAGACTGCGAAAGAAGCACTGGCTGATTTCTTCCAGTCAGTTGGCAGCTATTTCCTGGACATGGCCAAGCAGATTATTGCGAAGATGATTCAGATTGCGATTTTGAACAGTGTCGCGAAGCTGCTGCCGGGGTTGGGATCTACTGGGAGTGGTGCTTTTGATCTTGGTGGCATGGGCAAAGCGTTTGCGCCCGGCGGCTCTATGCCTTTCCCGATGCTCGCAAACGGCGGCCCCGTCAACGCAAACGAGCCTTACATCGTCGGCGAACGCGGCCCTGAGTTGTTCATCCCATTCCAGCGCGGGCAGGTGGTATCGAATGAGGACAGTGAAGACATTATGGAGGCTGCGTTCCAGCGCAGCGGCGGCAGCTCCAACGTGAGCAACAACTACGGTGGCGGCAGCTCCAAGGTGAGCAACAGCTTCAAGCAGATGCAGATGGTGAACTTGCCGTTCACACGCACTGCCGAGCAAGCATCGGTAATTGCTGCTGAACGCGAAGCTGCTCAAGCACTGCGAGACCCTGGTCCGATCGATGTGCGCTACGAATCAACCGTGATCAATAACACCGAGTACGTCACAGCCGAGCAGCACCGTAGGGGCATGGCGCAGGCCGCTGAGCGCGGTCGAGCTTTGACGCTCCAAGCTCTGCAGAATAGTCCCAAAACACGCACAAAGGTTGGTATCTGATGTCTGCATACGCCTTTGTCAATTACGTTCGCTTCAAAACGCAGGCTGATGCGTACACCGGCACGCCATACCAGAACTTCAGCATCAACGAGCAGCGCGTGTACGGCGGAGTGACGTACAACTTTGCGCCGTTTGCCGTGTCATCCGGCGGTGGTGCGCGTGGCGGTGAGCGTTCCAGTGCTGCTTTAGTCGCTGGTACGGATGCACTGTCCGTCAATCTGTTTGCCGAAGCGGTGCAGAACCGTTACATACTGGAAATTAAGACTGTCAGCCTTGATCCCCTGACGTTTGCAGACGAGGCGTTGATTTCAACCGAAACATGGCGCATCGCGTCCTACGAAATGGACACGACAACAACAACCATGCGACTGACATCACCACTTGATGCAGTGAAAGCTCAGATACCTCGGCGCACTCTGAGCACAGAATTGGTTGGAGCATTACCAACCAGCGGAACGTTGGTTATCGGTTGATGTGGCATCGTTGGATCGGTCTTCCTCATAAGTTTCGAGCGGACCCTAATGACAGGCAGGGCGCTGACTGTCTGGTTATGACCTGGCACGTTCTAGACGCTGCAGGCGTTCCACATCCTGCATTGAATGCGGAGTGGTTGAGTATGGCGGAACGCGGTGATTATGAAGCTCTAGCGCGGCTGTACAGAGAAAGTACAGTAGACTTGAGCAAGCCGGAAGAATACGCCGTGACGATGTTCCAAGCGGCAGATCATATCGGTATCGGCGTTGTCGTGGACGGTGGGTTGTTGCATGTCAACAGACGGAGAGGCGTGCGATGGATTCCGGTGGAACGGTGTAAAAAAATGGAATACCGGAGGTTTAGATAATGCTGCCATCTGATCGTTATATCGCTGAAATTCTTGGTCTCACAGAGGCGCAGTATCGGCACTTTCATATTGAGGCACGGAAACGCGCAGCCGAAGGTCCGCAACCTGCAGTGGTGGCTGAAGTTGTCACCGTAATCGCCATCGTCAACCTCGTAATCGCCCTTGGTTCGTTAGCTGTTTCAGCGCTGCTGAAGCCGTCGGTGCCAAAAGCTCCGGGTGAGCAAGGCCAGCCAACTCAGCGGCAAGAGGAAGGCAGCACAGTCCTAAGAAACAGCCGATTCGCACCAAGGTACGGCTTTGATTCGCAACAAGATATTGCAACACTAGGGAGCATTATCCCGATTGTTTACGCACGCAAAGAAACCATATCAGGCACAAGTTACGGCGGCATTCGGATCAACATGCCAATGATCTGGAACCAGATTCTGAGCCTTGGCGGCGGCCAGATGATACGCGGCGTATTCTTACTTAGTGAAGGCAACATTAGCAGCGTTGACCCTAATAACTTTGCAATCGGTAGCAGTACGCTGCAAGGCTACATTTTTGATAACAATGACGCCAATGAAAAGGCCTCACGGGTAACGCTCTATCTCAGCAAAGATGGAGGACGGATCGCTGGTGCTGACAGAGTGGCAGGCCGGTTGAATGCCAACGATGACG